CGCTCATAGCCGGATGTGGTTTTACCGGTCACGCTGGTATTCAGCACCGTCTGCCAGGCTCCGCCGTCGGTCTGCAGGTCAATCGCATAGTTAACAGAGTTACCGACCAGATCGCCGTCGTTCTCCTGTTTGAACAGCGAGGGCCATTTCAGGCGAAGACGAACAGCCGAGAGCTGGGTATTGGTAAACGTGCGCGTCCAGGCGGTGGCACTTGATACTTCGGTGCCGACGGTGATTTCGTTTTCTGTACCCGGTATGCCCTGGATATAGCTCTGTGCCTGGTTACCCGGGCGAAACTCCCACACCACCCCGCTAAAGTTTTGCGATCCGTCTGCGTTCTCCAGCGCGGTACCATCCAGATAAATATTTTTACCGGTGAGCTGGCCGGAGAACTCTCCCTCTCCCAGAGCTATCAGAATTTTGGCCTTCGCTACAGACTGGAGATCATCGGGTTGTTCGGTGGGTGTGCGTGATTTAGAGCCACCGCCTTTGCGGC